CTGGGTGAAGAGTAGGAAAGGATTAGGAGAGAGGGCACTAGAGGAATTTGAATCAAACAAGGTGGCAGAGATTGCTCAGTCAAACAATCGCCACCTCGCGGTGTTTCGCTCACTATTAGATAAGGCTGAGGAGCGGCTTGCTGTTTCAGACGATTTGAAGGTGAGTCAGTTGAAAAACCTAGCCGATACTATCGAGAAGGCTGTACACGGGGAGCGGTTGATTCTCGGATTACCAACCACAGTATCCAAGTCAGAGATTATGGGTAAACTGACTACCGACCTCAAGCTATCTTCTGAGCAGCTTTCCAATATGGACAAATTCTTCAAAGACGAGGCGTAATGCGAAGTATAACCGAGCTAATCACGGAGTTTGGTAGGCAGGAGGCGAGAGCGTATTTGCTTCATTTCTTTGAGGATGAGGCCAACATCCGCTATTTTGCCAGTCTTTTCCCCGACCACATTGAATCTCCATTACCTGAGTGCCACCGAGAGCTTTACAAGATAATTCCTAATTACAGTAGAATAGCAGATGCTGCCCCCAGGGGCTCTGGTAAGACAACAGCCGTGGATTTAGTAGTCTTGGCTTATTACTCCCTATTTGGTAAATCTCCCTTCTCCCTTCTTATCTCTGACACGCTTCTCCAGTCAAAGCTCCACTTAGAGGCTCTAGCGCACGAATTAGAAAGTAACGAGGCTATTGCCTTTCTATTTGGCGATGTAGTAGGGAATATCTGGGGAGCCGAGAGTATCCTGATTAAAACAAGCTACGGGGAGTCGCTAATTATCGCTAAAGGGGCAGGACAGAAAATTAGAGGTTTGAAGTTTCGAGAGAATCGACCTACTCTAGCGGTTGTTGACGACTTAGAAAACGATGAGTCCGTTGAGTCTGATGAGAGGCGGCAGAAGCTAGAGAATTGGTTTAGGTTTAATTTCCTGAGAGGGCTTGCCAAAGATGGTAATAAGGTGATTATGCTTGGGACTATTCTTCACGAAAACGCCCTGCTCAAGAAGATAATCGAGAAGAAAGAGCCTTATCAGGGGTGGGAAACTAGGAAGTACAAGGCAATTAAAGACGATAATACCTCGTTTTGGGAGTCACGGTTTCCTCTGTCCTACCTGTTGGATATTAGGGATAATCCAATGCATCCTGAGTACGCTGGTAGTATCGTGTTTGCACAGGAGTATCAGAATGAGCCAAGGAGTGATAAGGACAGAATCATTAAGGAGGGGTGGTTACGGTACTATTCTTCTAGCAATAAAACTAGTGAAGAGTGGCTGAAGGGGTTGCAAATCATAGGTGGTGTCGACCCAGCTATCTCTGAAAAAGAGACGGCATCTTTCTTCACCTTTACTACTATTGGGGTTGATAAAGAGGGTCATATTTGGCACTTAGACACGATTAGGGGGCGTTACAGCGCACTTGAGCAGTCTCAAAAGATTATCGCCTGTTACAAGAAGTGGAAGCACAACGAGATTGGTATCGAGTCAATTGCCTACCAGAAGGCTTTGAGTCAGTTAGTTAAGGTTGAAGGGGCGAAGGAAAAGGTGTATCCTCTTATTAAGCAAATCTTCACTGATAAGGATAAGACCAGACGGCTGGTAGCATTATCTGCTCAGTTTGAAGGCGGGTTTATACATTTAGATACAGATAGCGGGGAGATGGAGAATTTGAAGAAGGAAATCCTAACATTCCCAGCTAAGCCAAACGACTCGGTGGACTCACTTATGTTGGCACTTGAGACTTCCCAGAAGCCGAAAGCACGGGTGTTTGCAAAGAAGGCACGGGCTTTCTGAGATGTGGTATAATTGGAGCGAGGTTATTCATTTATGAAGTTACTGAGTAGCAAATTTCCCTATCAATCAGAAGTCGCCCGTCTCAACGGTTACTACACAAACCAAGAGCTGTTGGAGGGGAAACATTTTGCGGCGTTTGCCCTACAGGCTGAAAGAGGATTTAGTGAGCGATACGCTACCCTGCGTTACATAGTTTGTAACTTCGCTGGACTGGTATCGAAGGTAATTGCTGACATTTTGTTTGGCGAAGAGGTCAAGATTAAGTCTGAGCGCAATCAGTCGTGGCTAGAAGACCTTTATTTCAATAACAAGCTACAGTCCCTGAATTACGAATCCGCTATTTCCAACTCCGCTAAAGGTGATGCTCTATACAAGATTAGAATTGAGGACAACGAGATTCATATTGACGACATTAACCCCGCTATTTACTTCCCCCACTTAGACAAGGACAACCCTAGAAAGAAGCCAGCCGTTGAGGAATTGGCTTGGACTGAGGAAATCGGTGAGACAAAGTACCTGCTTAGGGAAATCCACACGGAGGGCTTTGTAACTATGGCTGTGCACGAGGTAGACAAGAAGGGGGATATTGGTATCCAGGTGCCGATTGAGGACTATAATGGAATCGCAGGTACTGATTATGTTGAGTTAGTTGAGACGGGTATTAAGCACAATCTTCTAGTCCATGTCCCCAACTATCGCTACTCAGGCAGCTACTTCGGAGTGTCTGACTACACCGACCTAAACTCGCTCATTTTCGCACTGAATAATAGGATGACGAAGGTTGATAATATCCTTGATAAGCACTCCGACCCAATCTTAGCTGTACCTGAGGGTGTTTTGGATGAGGAGGGGAATGTTAAGAAAGAGGCTTTTGGGATGATTGAGGTGGCCGAAAAGGGCGAGAAGCCTGAATATATCGTCTGGAATGCTTCGCTAGAGGTTGCCTTCAAAGAGATAGACAAATTAGTTGAGTTTCTATTCATGTTTAGCGAGACTTCTCCCGATGTGCTCGGTCTTGGCAAGGGTCAGGCGGAGTCTGGTCGGGCACTGAAGATGCGAGTATTGCGGACCCTAGCCAAGAGAAACCGAAAGCAACGCTATTACGACCAGGGGCTAAAGGAAGTATTCCTGATTGCTCAGGAGCTTTCTAGGGCCAAAGGATACACAGTCAATGGTAAACGATGTCCTGACGAGCCAATAATCCCCCACCTAGTTTGGTCTGACGGACTGGTAGATGACCCAATGGAGATGGCTGAGATTGAGCAGATAAAAATAGAGGCGGGATTAACGAGCAGAAAAAGGTCAATTATGAGGCTCGAAGGTGTGGAAGAAAAGGGTGCCGATGCGATTATTAAGGAGATTGCTGGAGATAGTACACAGCAATCGTAGTGTGTTATACTGATACAGATAGTTTACCTCTTTTCAGGTACAAATCCTGTAAAAGATGACATAGAGGAGGTGATAACGAATGTCCGAAAACGATAAAGACAAGTCAACCAAAGAGAAGGATAAGTCTGCGGAGACGAAAAACACCGATACCTCTCAGGATGATAATCAAGAGGCCACTTTGACTGATAAGCAGTGGGAATCTGCTTTTAAGCACCCACGCTTCAAGACACTCAATGAGCGGGCGACCAAGGCCGAGAAGGAATTAGAGAAATTCCAAACTAAAGCCGAGGAAGCCACTGAAAAGAAGCTCAAAGACGATAAGAAGTGGCAGGAGCTGTCAGAGAAGAAGGGCGAAGAGGTTGTGGTCTTAGAGGCCAAAATCAAACTAGCCACCAAAACTCGGTCAGTGATTATGGAAGCGGTGAGGCTGGGTATTAAAGACACCGATGCAGCAGTTAAGCTGGTAGAGCTAGAAGACATCCAACTGGATGACGAAGGCAAGCCAACCAACGCTGCGGAAGTAGTCAACGCCCTAGCCGAAGCAAAACCATACTTGATTACAGGAAAACCCGCACCGAATATCGGGGCGGATGTAAATCCTGCTTCAACAGAAGGACAAAAGAGGGTGTGGGCAGCGTCTGACTTGCGGGAGAAACAAAGAGACCAAGAGTGGTATGAGAAACACCGTGAGGAAATTGACCAAGCCTACGCCGAGGGTCGTGTAGATTATAAGAAATAGACTTTTGTGAGGAGGTGAAATATAAATTATGGCTGGAAGACTAACTACAAGTGAGCTTCAGTATCATATCCCAGAAGTTTGGGCCAATAAGGCTCTTGGGTATCTACCCAACTACCTGAATTTGGTCAAGACTGTAACTGTGGATTTCGATGCTGACGAAATTAAGCGTTACGGTGACATCATCAACCTTCCTGTGAGGGGAGCGTTGACTGTTAACGATAAGGATGCAAACAGCGATGTTACTAGGCAGACTCCCTCTGATGACTCAGTTACTCTGACTTTGAGCAACCACAAAGAGATTACATTCTCTCCTGAGGATGTA